ATGGAAGCCTTTGGCGCATCGGTTACGGAGTTTTTTAAATCCGACGAAGCAGGGGGAAAGTAACCGCCAAGGGTGAAGGCGCGCCGCTAACTTGGCAGCTTATTGAGCGCATTGCATTTGGCGAAATGTGCATGTTAGAAAACGATTTTAAACGATGCACGCCGCGTTATTTTCGGATTAGATTACATGGGTTAAGGCAATCACAACAGGCGCAATACAGGAACGAATGGGAGCGCACACGATGGCAAACTGCGGTTATGTTGTCGCCGCATAGCAAGCACCCTGTAGATCCTTTGAAATTAATTAGATTTAGTTGGGAGCGCGACACGTTAACAATATCCGAGAAAGTAGAAAAATATAAAACTATCTTTGACAAACTAACGCCAATAGCATCAGCATGAACGCCGTCAAAGTCGCCTATAATATTATGAGTAGCAATGCCGCGCTTACTACATTAGTAAGCTCGCGCATAAATCCGCTGCGAATACCAGAGGGGAGCGCATTCCCTTCAATCAGTTATAACCTAATTAGCATCGTACCTACCCCGACTAAGTCAGGACATAGCCGAACAGATTGGGCGCGTGTTCAGGTTTCTATTTTTGGGACGACATATCAGAGCGCGGCTAACGTAGCCACAGCGGTGCGCACAGCATTTGAGGCGGTAACGCTTCCGGGAACCTTTGCGCAAGTGAAAGTTCAGACAATAGAGTTTGACGCGCAGAACGAGTTGACCGACGACGAATCGGCTTTTGCTGGCGTGTATCAGATAACGCAGGATTATATTATTAACTACACACGATGAGCAGATTAAACGTTGTCATTGGAGCGGATATTAAACAGCTCGAAACGAACTTTAATAAGGCCGTTAAATTAGTACAGGAAAGCGGCGACGGCATGAGCGCCAGCGTTGCGAAGGCTGCTAAGGATATACAGGATAGGTTGCAAGCATTGGCAAGCGCAAAGCCTACCGCTCGCGTAGTTCGTCAGTTGCAAACCATGGCGATGGAAGCCCGTGCAATGGGGCCAGCATTTTCCGAAATGGCAGACGAGTTTATACGCGAAGCCGGTAGGATGCAGGACGAAATTGGCGACACGCGCGCAGAGATTGGATATTTCGCAAGCGACACGCGAAAGCTCGACGCTGTAATAGGTGGAGCGCAAGCGGTAGCCGGGGCATTTGGATTTGTTGAAGGGGCATTGGCTGCGGTCGGTGTTGAAAATGAAGACGTGCAAAAAAGCATGGTTAAGCTTCAAGGCATTATGACAATGCTTAACGGATTGACTGCGATACAAAACGCATTGCAATCTGAAAGCGCCGTAGCTATTGGAGCGACTACAGCCATACGAAGGATTGAAGCGTATGTAATGGGGCAGGCAACTGTTGCCGCGCGTGCATATTCTGCGGCATTGGTAGCGACTGGCTTTGTCGCAGCCATTGCTGTGATATCTGGGATAGCCATGGCGTTTGCCGAGGTAGGCAGAAAAACGCAGAAAGCAAAAAAAGAAACCGAGGATTTCTATAAAGTACAGGAAGAGAAAGCCAAGAAAACAGCCGAACTAATTAGTAAGTTTGACGACGAAGTAATTGGCAAGGCAGTAACTAACGCAAAGCGTAAAGGGTTAACCGACCAACAATTGCGCGACGCTGAATTGAAAGCCGTTGAAGATGCGATAAAAGGCAGAAAGGCGCAGCTTGCGGAGGAGGAAAAATATTCTGCACGTTACACCGAAATATCAAATTATATCATGACGTTGGAAAAGCGTAAGGAAGATTTGATAACGGAGAACATAGTGGCTGCAAATAAAAAGCGCGAGGATTTAGCCAAAAAGGCAGCGGAAAAGCAAAAGGAAATTATTGCTAAGGCATTAGAGGGGTATACAACAATTTACAATCAATTCGGTTTTAAAGCGGCGCAAAAATATAGTGATTCATTTGGTAAGAAATTTAAAGCGGAGCCAATTAACCCAAGTGATTTAAAAGGCGCAGGTTTGAAATTAAGCAACTCAATGGATGAAGTTGCGAAGCAAGTAAACAAAAAACCCATTCAATTAAAAATCGACGTACAAACCGAATACACGAATTTCATTAAAGACCTTATGCAGATGCGCGACGCAATCGACGCGGCATTTGAACAGCTAATTGAAAGCACACTAACCGCAATCGGTGAGGCCATCGGCGGAATGATAGCAGGCGAGCAGGGGGCATTTAGGAATTTCGGAAACGTGGCGCTTAAAGCGGTGGCGGATTTTATGAAGGCATTTGGTGCGGCATTGATTACAACGGCCATAGCTTCGGATGCTTTCCAAAAATTAATATTAGCCAATCCAATTGCGGCAGCGGCAGCGGGTGTTGCATTGGTTGCGGGTTCTGCGGTAATTACGGCGCAGCTTAAGAAAGGTCCCGAGTTTACAGCGTTTGCTGATGGTGGTATTGTTTACGGACCTACATTAGGCCTTATGGGGGAATATCCCGGAGCGCGAAGCAACCCGGAAGTAATTGCACCATTGGATAAATTAAAGGATATGATTGGCGGCGCAGGAAATGAAAGCGGATATATAGCAAGCACGCACATAAGCGGCCGCGATTTAGCGATAGTTTTAAATAGATACAATAACGATTACTCACGCGGATAATGGCAAGGAAATACTACGGAACATTCAAGAGCTTCAATAATACCGATTGGAAGGTAGAGATACACGACGCGCCAACGGGCAGCACAACGGCGGGAACTGAACTAAAACTGGCAGGCGAAGGGTTTACACTCGACCGCGACGGCGAGGGCAGCAAATGGCACGAAAACAGGGTGAAGTCAAGCCGAGTAACTGCGCGGTGGGTTATACCTAACAGCACGGTGTTGGATGCGTTTATCGGGATTCAGACCGAAGCCGAAACTTACTGGACTATGGTTGTTTGGCGCGGCTCCGAGTTGTGGTTTGTTGGCCGCGTATTAGCCGACCAATTAAATAGGCTTCGCGAAAGCATCGACGGCAAGCCCGTGATTGAATTAACTGCGGTTGATGGGTTGGATTTATTAGACGGATACAACGTGCAGCCATCGTGGTTTACTTCAGATTTTATCCAGATAAATGTATTGATTAAAGAGTGCTTAGAAGAATTAAATTTGTCAGCTTATTGGGCATACCTTGGTAAAACAGATTATTATTTTTTCGACGCGCAAAGTATGTATGCGGCCGATGCAAGCCGTAAAGGCGTTGACATGTTGCGGCTTAACGTGCGTACATTCTTACAAACCTACGATCCGTTTCAAGATATTAAATGGATTGATTTAACAGGGTTATACGATGAATTAAATATGGTTACATGCAGGCAAGCATTGGAGCAAGTGTGTGAGATATTTAATATTCGATTCATGCACGCCAATGGCGGCTATTGGATTACTGATGTAACATCGTATGCAGGTACTACAATCCCATACAGGCGCTATGATAGCAGTATGGTTTATAAGACAACGGGAACCTACAGCCATAGGCAAGCGCTTGGAACTTTGCCGGCGCGTCCACAATGGGCTGCTAAACCTAATTTGTATTATCAGCCTGCATCGCGCCAATGTATAATAGACACCGAAAGATTAAACATAGCCTATACGTCGCGCTATAGGGGCAATGCAAGCATAAACGCTTATGAATTAATTGCGACAGAAATACCCACGGGTTCAACGCCTAATATTGTGCCGTTTAAATTTAAGATATTAGTGAGGTTTGCATACCCTGCTAACTCTACTAAGAACTACGAGCAGGCCGAAATTATACATCGAACTTGGCTGGAGGATAGCAGCGGCAATAAAAAACAATTAGACGCAAATGGCTATTGGGTTAGCACTTCGTTTGTTGACGCTACCAACGAAAAAATAGATATTAAAAATCAGCAGGGCAATTGGATTACTTACAAATTTGAAAAGCAATGCACCACCGCACCGGTAGGATTTGACAAGCTTAGAATTAGTATTGATGAGGTTAACGTAATAGCTCCAATGTTTTCAAAGATTGGAGGATGGCGCACCGGTGGAACAATACGCGACGACGTGGCATTTTGGGGCAGCATCGACGTGGCATTTGCAACAACTTCCGACTATCAGAATCCCGACTATGTGTTTGAAGTTACTGAATTATTTAACGCCAGCGCGGCTAATTTAGCCAACAGCACGCAGATTGAGTTGCAGCCGAAGTATTACTACAGCGGGAATAAATACGGCGTTGGTAATATATGGGCTAACGATGGAACGCAGTGGGTAATTGCTGACGAATTTTTCGGGGGGTGGGATTCCATAACCAAAGGCACACCAACTAAAATGCTGGGCGTTGGGCTGTCGTCATTGTATGCTGATTTTGTACCAGTGGTGCGCGGCACTTGGGTGGATTCGGGAAGCTTG